ACGCACCGATCCGAAGAGTGGGTGTTCAAGCGGAGTTCGTGCGACAATTGCGCAGACTATGACGCACGACTGTGGGTCTTTTTCGTCTCCCGGAAGAAACCATGAGCATACGTCTCTACGCCAAAGGCGACCCTCGAACGCCACCCAATAAACTCCTCGCTGCTGTCCTCGCTGCATGTCCCCAAAAGCTGCTGGACGAGAACCAAGACGTCCAGTCGTGCCAAGAGCTTGAGGAGATTATCCGCAGGGTCTCGGGAGCCGATATCACTCGCCCAGTCAACCTCGATGAACTCGCCTACGCCGCAACACTCGCGTGCACCCTTATGATCCGAAAGCAGACGGACATCATCAACAAGCTCGAGGCGCAGTTGGATGAACTTGAGATGCGCCTCGAAGCAACAAGAACGAAGGTTAGCGAGTGCCCACCGGTCGTCAATCCAAACTGGCACGGGTATTGAGATGGAGTGCGACAGAATCGTAAAACCCAAGGGAGAGTTGAAATGGCAGCCAAAAACGCATCGCTGAACAAGAGACTGAACAAGCGCCGCATCATCGCAGCTCAAAGACGATTGCGCGCAGTGGAGTTGATGACAGGCGAGAACCGCAAGACCCTCCGAGAGGTAGGATCCGAACTCGGTGTCACAACTGCCGCAGTGTGGAAAATGGTCCGCGGCTACGTCGATAACATCAACGCCACCAACGTCGAGGCGGTCGCGGTGCTCCGACAAGAGATGTTGGACCGGCTCGAGCAAGCCATCCAGGGGCAGCTACCCAAAGCGCGAGAGGGCGACACAGCTGCCGCTGCAGCTCTCGTCCGACTCTTCGAGCGGATGGCCAAACTCGCAGGGCTCGACGCTCCAGACAAATACGAGCACGCTGGCGTCGGAGGCACCCCGCTTAATTCGGCGGTGATGCTAATCCCGGCTCCAAAGAAGGAGGAGGATCTGTGAACACGAAGACCGCCAAAGAGTTCGAAAAGACAATTGCACTCTCCCAGCCGATCATGCTCCCAAAGGGAGCAGTGGTGTCGCTGCTCTCTCCGAGCGGAGAGCGCGGATTTCGAATACATCGTCTGGATATCGAAGATCGACACATGGATCTTGAGGCTATTGCCATGGGTGCACCCCTCGCTGGCATTGCGGCTGCCGGACTGAGCGAGGCTGATTATGAGTGACATAATCTCGAGGCACAGGAGATGAGACGCAAACCTCAGAAACGCGACCACAGCGGCACTCGCGACATGGGGTACGCTATGACAATCGAAGAGATCGCTGCAGCCCTCGGGATGAGGCGCCAGAACGTTGCGGTCACACTCCACAGAGCGCTCAAGAAGATCCAAATCAAACTCGCGAGGGACAATGTCCGATCTCTGTGCGAGCTATGAACAGCTCAAATTAGACACAAAAGGCCGGGTGGTCGAATGGGACGGCCACCCGGTTCTATTCTCCCCTCACCCCGGGCCACAGACGAAGTTCTTCGAAACGCCAGCCTTCGAGGTCCTTTACGGTGGCGCCGCCGGCGGAGGCAAGAGCGCCGCCGGTGTGGTGGGAGCTCTACGCAACATCGGGAAGGGCTACGGGTCTCGCTATCGCGGGATGCTCCTTCGCCGTGAGTATGCCGACATGGAAGACTCACTCATTCCCGAGACGGAGAAATACTACCCGTCAATCGGCGGTCGCTACAGGTCACAGAAACACTATTGGGTCTTCCCGGACGGCGAGAGGGTCTACCTCAAAGCGGCGCAGCACAGGGACGATATCAAGTCCCTGCTCTCTGCCGAATTTCAATACGTGTTCTTCGACGAGCTCACCACGTTCCTCGAGTACCAATACACGTACGCAATAAGTCGCATGCGCTCAACTCGGGGCGTGCCGCTCGAACTGCGCGCAGGCACCAACCCCGGGAGCGGAGGGCACGAATGGGTTTTCAAGCGATGGGGAGCATGGTTGAATCCCAAGTGCCCTGTGCGTGCAAAGCCAGGCGAGATCCTCTGGTTTGCACCAGGAGACGACGGTCAAGAGCACGTCGTTCCCCGGGGCACGCCACGCTCTCTCTCTCGCACCTTCATCGCAGCCAGGACGAGTGACAACCTATCGCTTGACGAGGACTACGAGGCCAAACTGTCAGCGTTAGACCCCTTCACCGCAGCACAGCTACGCGACGGCAATTGGCTCGCACAGCCGGGCAAGGGCGACTTCTACAAGCGGCAGTGGTTCGAGCTCGTGGACGCCAGTCCAGCCAGAGCGTCGAGGGTAAGGTATTGGGACAAGGCGGCAACGGCTGGCGCTGGGGACTGGACTGTGGGCACTCGTCTTGCGCGGCCCAGCGAGCCAAGGTTTCGCGGTCTCTGGTTCGTAGAAGACATGCGCGAGGGACAGTGGGGACCGGGCGATGTCAAAAACGAGATCCTTGATACTGCCAAGGCAGACGGTAAAGCGGTGACCGTTGGGATGCCGCAAGACCCTGGGGCGGCGGGTAAATTCGAGGTGTGGGATTACGCTGCATCGCTGGGCGAGCTCGGCTTCGCGATCTCCACCAATCGCGAGACAGGCGACAAGATCACCCGACAGAAACCAGTCTCGGCGGCGGCGTTTCACCGCAATCTCAAGGTGGTTCGAGGCGATTGGAACGATCGCTTTTTCAATATGATCGAAGCGTTTCCTGTGCAAGGGGCCGACCACGTCGACTCCCTCACGGGCGCATACGAGGCGCTCACGCGAGATATCCAAGAGTACTCGCCGCCGCCGCCGAGACCGTCCACGTCAATCAGTCGCAAAATGGGAGGTTTCTGATCAAGTCTCAACATGCCGGTCCGGCGGCTGAGAGGTGACATGGGTGAGAACTCAAGGAGATCTCGTCATGACCTACGCCGCTACCGCAATCAAATCCCCCTTCGATACACGCTCGATGAAAAATGGGGGCGCTGCGGCGCTCACCAATAAGCGAATCGTCAAATACACCGCCGACAAGACGGTGGACGTTGCCACCACGTCGACAGACAAGTTTGCTGGAATCCTCGATCAGTCCAGCGGCGTTTACTACAGCACGCAAGACCCGCTGTGCAACGCGGTTGGACAGATGGAGTCTGTGCAGGTTGGCGGCAAAGCAATCCTGACTGCTGGCGCACTCGTGCCTGTTGGCGACCCAATCACAAGCGATTCGACGGGCAGAGGGATCTCTGCAGCTACCCTGATCGCTGCTGGCACTCCGACGTCGATCATCGGCTATGCGGCGACCGGCGCAAGCGGAGCGAACGTCGACTTCGAGATCGAGATCTTCCCAAGCAACGTATACAACGCCGCTGCCGGCACACAGGTCGTGAGCGTCGCCGACCATGCTGCACTCAAGGCAGTCACGGCTGCAGCCCGTTACGCTGGCCAAGTCATCGTTACGCAAAACGATGGGTGGTCGTGGATTTTCAACTCAACTTCGACGGCGGCCGACACGACTGAACAGCTCGTGGTTGCTCCCACAGCTGGGTCCGGCAAGTGGCTCCGCATCGGACAGAGCATCGACATAAAGCTAGCTATCGCGTTCGGCACCGCAGATGCAGCCGCTCTGTTCACCGTTCCGGCAGGCTTCACTCTTGAAGTGTCGCGAGCGTTTTGGGAGATCACGACACAGTTTGCTGGCGGTACGTCGAGCGCCATCGGAATCTCGAGTGACACGGCGCCGTACTCCACCAAGGGAGATATCCTTGGCGGGGCGAGCGGCGACTTGACCGCGACGCTTGTGTCTACGTCCAAGTACGTACCAGGCACCTTGGGCGCCAAATACGCATCGAACGGCCTGGTGTACCTCTCCGCCGGCGTTGCTGTTCGATTCGATCGAATCGCCAGCGTCTACACCTCTGGCGCCGGTTTCGTGCATCTCGAGTGCCGAGTCATCCAGTAATCGCCTGCAGGTAAACCCCAATGGCGATCCGAATTCGATACCCCAAGCGTGGGCAAGCTGGACTTGAGCGTGTGAAGTTTAGCACTCTCGGGCTCCCCAAAGCGCCCGCAAGTCAACCCCTCACAGATGTGTCCCGCATTGGGGTATCGACGGTTGCCGCGCTCCGACAGGCTCTGTTTTCAAAACAGATCCCAATGACGGAGCTGTGGAGACAGTACTACGGACAGCAGGTCGACCTAAACCGCATCGAGCAGGCGATTCGAGGGGCCGAAGTCGGAATGATGCGGAATCTGACCGACCTAACGCGAGAGACAATCGACCGCGACCCCACGCTTGGCAACCTTATCCAGAAGCGATTTCGAGCGTTGGCAGCGCTAGATCACGACGTCATCCCAGCGAGCGGACCAGGCATCGACCCTGAGCGGGCTGGGATGATGGCGTCGGTCGTGCGCGATCAGCTTAAGCGCATACCCAACTTTCGCAAACGCATATTTCAGCTCGCGTGGGGGTTCTGTGACGGTCGAGCCGCGAACGAAATGTTTTGGCGCGGACCGTCCCCCGGGCCAGTGCGTTGGCAGATCACGGGGATGGGTTGGATTCACCCTCGACGCATCGCGCTCGGGCCCGAACGCGAATTCCGCATCGTCGACGGGCTCTATCAGACGTCGTACTTCCCGGCCATTGGAGAGGCGCTTCGCGATTGGCCGCACAAGTTCGTCCAGCTGCAAGCCCAGCTATTCGGAGAGTACCCAGAGCGAGAGGGGCTCGGTCCTCGCTCGCTCTATTGGGCGTTTTTTAAACGCTTTGGGCAGCGTGAGCGTCTCATCCTTGCGGAGCTCTTCGGAAAGCCTTGGCGCATTATAGAGGCCGACAAGGAGGCTCCGAATATGGCCTCTGGAGGAGGCAAAGAAGACATCGACGCGGCAGACGCACAGATCGCGGCCCTTGGCGGCGAGAACGTAGCCCGTCTGCCCCGAGGCTTTCACCTCAACGTCGTACAGCCACAGGGCGACGTCGGCGGCCGGACGCACAAGGAAATCATTGAAGATGCCAACGCGGAGCTAGAAAAGCTGTGGGTTGGCCAGCCGTCGACCTCCGAATCCAAGTCGCAGGGCCTTGGTTCCAAGCAGAGCGAGGTCCACAAGGAGGAGCAAAACCTAATCCTTACGGGCGATGCGTGGGACGTCAGCGAGGCCATCGAGGACGGCATTGTCGACTCGATCTGCGTGCTAAATTGGGGCGAAGAGTCCCTGTCGCACGCTCCAAGCTTTGCGCTCAACGCGGACCCTGCAGCCGACCGCACCGTCGAGATCGATCGCTTGGGCAAAGCCGTCGGCACGGGTCTGTCGATTGCTCTCGAAGAGGCTTACGAAGTCACGGGGTTCCGTCCTCCTCGTGAAGACGAGGCTCGCCTCGAGATGTCATCGGTACCAGGCGAGACGGCGCCACGAGCTGTGGTGATCTATCCCGAAGGAAAGGCGCCGACCGTAGGGCAAACGTCGGGGACGCCCGCATCTCCAACACCAGACACGATGACGGGGCAGAGCGGTCCGGCGCCGCAACAATTTGATGAGCCTCAGCAAAACCAGGCTCTCGCCGATGCCGCTCCTGAGATCTCTCCTGCCCTCGACGCCGATCCGCTCAAGATCACGCAGTCGATGCGACTGGGAGCCGAGCTAACTGAACAGCAAGCGCAAGGGGTTGTCACCATGCCGAGATACACGCTTGGGGCGCTCCTTCGCGCTGGGCTGCTTTATGGGTTCGACGCGCACCATCACCTTGCCGCGCAGCCATCGAGCGTCAACGGGTCACCAGAAACGCTCGTAGACCACGGAGTGGACGCTGCCGCTGAACACACGGGAAAGATAGCCGACGCTCTCTCGGCCGCTGCAGGCAAAGCCACCGACCCAAAAGCGTAGCCCGTCTCGTCGAGCAGGCCGCACTGGCCATCGACCTGACGGGTCTTGAGCAGGCAATCGAGCAAACGCTCATGCACGGCCTAATGCTCGGAGCACTCGACTCCGAGTACGAGACCGACCACGACGTAGCGATTGCGCCCGTGCATTTCGCAACGGCTGCGCCGTTCGAGCCGGGGTTTGCCGCGCACCCCTATGCGCAAGCGCTCGCCTCATTCCAGGCCAAGACCGTGGTGAGCCGTTCTGCGTTTGATGGGCTTAAGGCTGCAGCGCAGCGGCGTGCATTCACAGTTGCCGGCATGGCGACTCAGCAAATGCTCGAGACCGCAAAAGACGCCATTGTCCAGCAGGTACGAAAGGGCGCAGAGCTTAGAGACTTCCGACAGGTCGTGCGCGACCGGCTTGAGTCGTCCGGCTGGACGCCTGTCAACAAATCGCATGTGGAGAACATCTTCAGAACCAACGTCATGACGGCCTACAATAGCGGCCGACACGCGCAGATGACGGACCCGGACGTCCTCGCCATCCGCCCGTATTGGCAAGTGCTGGGCGTCAACGATGGCCGGTCTCGGCCTTCACACAAGCGTGTTCACGGCTGGGTGTTTCTCGCGAGTGATCCTGGATGGCACACGAAATCGTGCCCCTTTGGCTACATGTGTCGGTGTCGCGTCCGCTCAGTGACGGAGGCGCAAGTCAACAAGCTTGGGCTCACTGTGCACTCATGGACGGAGGTCGACGACCTTCCCGACGAAGGATTCGTGTCCGGAACCGACAGCTACATCGCACCCGTGGGAGCAACTCCACCTGTGGTCAAAGGCGTCCCCAAAGTGCAGCCGCAGCAACCTCCTGCACGGCCGAAGCCGATTCACCCGCACGCTCCTACGTACGTTCCCCCCCCCCACAATCCGCCGCCAATCCCAACACCAACGCCAGTGCCTGTGATGTCACGTCACGAGCTCGCAAAAGCGGCAGCCACGGTCAAGGAGTCACTCCCATCTGGCCCCAGCAACCTCTTCTTGGATCACGGGGTGTTGGCCAACGTAAATCGTATCGAGAAGATGACGGAGGATAGTCTTACCGTGCTGTCAACGCCACAACGTGAAGCCTTGATCGGATACTCGAACGGGTTCGACTTCGAAATTCGCGGACTGCAGCGAGGCTTGACGAAAGAGGACCTTGTGCTGACCCGCATAGAAAAGTACTCGACCAAGGTGGTGCCTTGCAGTCGTGCGGAAGCTGAGCAACATGTGGATAAGGCTATAGAGCTTAAGAAGGCGTTGGAAACGGTAGCGCCAACAAAGATCGACATGACCATGTACCGGGGTATGTCTGCAAGCGAGCACACCCTGAACCAATTGCTGGTAGACGACTTCCGCGACAACGCAAAAATGGTCACTAGCTCTTCGGCCAGGCCGAGCACCGCAGACTACTTTGCGAGCGAGCACATGGGCGAAAAGGACTACAGGGGGGACACCCTAGAACACAGAGTAGTTTTCGTGTTCGAGAAGGGAGTCCACGGAATTCCGATGGCATCGGATGAACTCAGCTCCTTCAAAGAGGAGTCAGAGGCCCTGTTACCTGGTACCATGGAGTACAAGATCACTAGCCGGTCGGTCATCCGCAGTCAGGACGGCAAAACCACGTACCTCTTCCACATGCGAGAAATGCCATGAGGTTCATCTATAAGGGCAAAGAAATCTCCGAGGCGGAGATCGATCTGCTTGGATACACCGAGCGTGGCCAGGTTCAACGCGAGGAAGACAACGGGGCACGATGGCGGCCGTGGCGCGCCCAGGGCGATTCTCGCCAGCTACAGGGCAACTCTTACAGCCTTCCCCGTGCAGAGCGCCAAAAGATAAGCTGATTGCTCACAGCTCGGGGAAGCGTTAGCGATATCTGTTGCGCGATGTTTGAAGACAAGCTACCTGTTGTGCATGTGCAAACAACATACGGGCGCTGTTGACAGGGAATGGTCTAAGATCCACACGGCAGCGAAGGCCAAGACCTATGTGGCCATGGTCACAGACGAAAGGATGACTGTGGCTTGGCAAGGGGCAGACGGACACTGGCATATGGATACGTGGACCGTCGAGATGGAAGACTTGGTGGAGGTTACCGTCGAGGATCCCCGTAGTAGAGTGCCTCGAAGGCCATGTACTTCACCCAGCACTCGATCGATCGCTTCCAAGAGCACTGGGCGCCAGCCATGTCGCGGCAAGCGTGTTTACGTGAGCTTGTCGTTCTCAGCCGGA